TTAGGGATTGGGGATATGCGGGAGATTATGTAGAAGCGATGTGGTTGATGTTGCAGCAGGATGTCCCAGACGATTATGTTATCTGTACCGGAGAAACTCATACAATCCGAGATTTCTTAGATGTTGCGTTTAAACGCGTTGGAATCGATGAGTGGGAAAACCTTGTGGTTGTAGATAAAGAGTTTTACAGACCAGCTGAAGTGGATTATTTAAGAGGCTCTAACGCCAAAGCCAAGGAACAGTTAGGCTGGGAACCAAAACACTCTTTTGAAGATTTAGTTAAACTGATGGTAGATCATGACACAAAATGAAAATCTATATGGTACAACTAGATTGCTCCCTAGTGATGAGCAGACTACGAAAATTTAATTTACGAGAGTTCAATTCTGAATATCCTATACTTTTTACCGAGGCAGCAGACCCCGACGAGGCTTGCTATTTGATCTATTGCAAATTTTCCGAGACCATACTTAAACAAGACGACAGCGTAGAGACGGCACGTTTAATTAACTCGGCTCTTAGGGATATTAGAATAACAAAGGTTTACTGTAAAGATGAGAAGAAATTATGACGACCCGATCTACAAAGATTGGAGAATGAAGGTAAAACGACGAGACAAGTTTACCTGTCAAATGCCAAAATGTAGGTCTAAAAAGAGACTGCAAGCTCACCACATAACAAAGTGGGCATCAGCTTCATCCCTCAGATATGAAACCGATAATGGTATTACGTTATGTTACTCCTGCCATAAACAGGTAACCGGACACGAAAATATTTATGAGAATTTATTCAACGAAATAGTGAGAAATAAAAATGCCTAAAGCACCCGCATACACAGTTATTAAAGATACTAGAGAGCAAGAAGGCTATACCTTTGAGAGGTTTAGTGGTAGATACCACCAGTGCAACGGAATGGTTGTCAGAAAGCTTGACACCGGAGACTACTCCTTAGAAGGCCTTGAGGACAAGATTTGCATTGAAAGGAAAGCCAGAGTTTCTGAACTAGCAATCAACCTCGGCAAGGATAAACGCAGGTTTATGGCTGAAATCGTAAGAATGAAAGATTTCCCCTTTAAATTTCTTATACTGGAATTCACCCTAGCAGATGTGATGGATTTCCCCGAGAGATCAGACATACCAGAGGAGAAGTGGAGTTCCATCGTCATTACTAATAAATACATGCTCAAGATGCTAATAGAGTTCCAGATGTATGATGATATCCATGTAATCTTTTGTGGCAATAGAAAAAACGCAAAACTTGTAGTTTCCAGTATCCTAAAAAGGATAAACGAGTACTATTCTATAGGGAGAAAAAAGTGAGTGTCAATATAGATACAATATCTGATATTAATATCTATGGAGTTGATGTTGCAAATAGGGAAATATATCTACACAGCTACATCGCCAACAGCGAAGATGACCCTGGCATTGATTACAAAATGTCGGCTTCTTTTTATAAGAACCTTCGCATATTAGACACGACTAGTCATGACCCAATCATTATACATATGAGCAGCATCGGAGGCAGCTGGAACGACGGTATGACCATTTTTGATTCGATTACCGCTTGCCAGTCTTATGTAACGATCATTGCTTACGGACAAGCGGAGTCTATGAGCAGTATAATATTACAAGCGGCTGACAAGAGGGTGTTGACACCAAACGCATATTTTATGTGTCACTTTGGTTCTAGCGGTTATTCTGGAGGCTATTTAGATTTTCAGAAGAGTGCAGAGTTTGAAAAGAGACAAACAGAAAAGATGCTGGACATATATACAGATTCGTGCGTATCTGGAAAGTACTTTAAGGAGCGTTATACAGAACCTTCCCACGGCAAGGTTAAAAGCTTCCTTAAAAGAAAACTTAAAGAGGGAGATTGGTATCTAGACGCCAACGAGTCTGTGTATTATGGTTTTTCAGACCACGTACTTAGTACAAGGAAATGCATTAATATTAACAGCTTAAAATAAGGCTGTAGTGCTAAGAGGTATAAATGGAAAGCAATTTAAAAGATATAGACGAAGCTTGGTTAAACTTAGACATAAGCGATACTGAGTTATTCAATCCGTTTGACTTTGTTAACTTTAATGAGGACGACTATCACTACAGAACCCTGTGGTTGATGACTAGGCCAGAATACTTCTCCTTTTTATGTAAGCACATCTTTAATATAAGCATACTACCATCGCAAGGGCTCTTTTTGTGTGAAATGTGGGATAGAAGATTTCCCATGCTAATTGCTAGTCGTGGTTTTGGTAAGTCATTTATTCTATCCTTATATGCAATGATCCGTGCATTGTTAATACCTGAGAGAAAAGTAGTAGTGGTAGGTGCTGCCTTTAGACAGTCTAAAGTTTTATTCGAGTATATGGAAACAATCTGGAATAATGCTCCAATACTTAGGAGTTTATGCGATGGCAACAGTGGGCCAAGACGAGATGTTGATCGCTGTGTTATGCGTATAAACAAGTCTCGCGTAACGTGCCTTCCTCTAGGTGATGGGCAAAAAATTCGTGGTCAGCGTGCAAACGATATTATTTGTGATGAATTTGCATCTGTTCCTAGAGAAATCTTTGAGACTGTGGTGGCTGGTTTTGCTGCTGTTACACACGACCCCATAGATAATGTAAAAAGAGTTGCTGCAAAGAAAAGGGCGGGTGAGCTTGGGATATCTCTGGAATCTGACGAAGACCAAATATCTAGTAACAAGAACAATCAAATAATACTTTCGGGAACCGCTTACTATGATTTTAACCACTTTGCCACGTACTGGAAAAAGTGGAAATCTATAATAAACAGTAGAGGGCAAGAGTCGAAATTAAGGGAGGTTTTTGGTGGGGATGATCCACCTAAAGATTTTGACTGGAAAGATTATTCCGTAATCAGGGTTCCGTACGAACTTTTACCAGAAGGCTTTATGGATGCCGCACAGGTCGCCAGATCAAAAGCCACAGTTCATGCTGGCATTTATCAAATGGAGTTCGGGGCGTGCTTTACACGCGATTCTCAGGGCTTTTTCAAGCGTACATTGATCGAGTCCTGCGTTACAGACGAGATGTATAACGATAAGCAACCAATTAAAGACTCTCAAGGGGAGCTTATAGCATTTCCTGCGAAATTAATGGGCGATTCAGACAAGGTATACATTTTTGGTGGTGACCCAGCGTCAGAAGTAGACAATTTTAGCATAGTTGTTTTAGAGCTACATAAAGACCACAGAAGAATAGTTCATTGCTGGACAACCAATAGGTCGGAACACAAGGAAAAGGTTAAGAGCGGATTCTCAAAAGAAAGCGACTTTTACGCATATTGCTCAAGGAAGATCAGAGATCTTATGAAAATATTCCCATGCGTACACATATCAATGGATGCTCAGGGTGGGGGTATTGCGGTTATGGAATCTCTGCATGACTCAGACAAGCTTAAAGATGGAGAGGTTCCCATTTGGCCTACGATAGACGAAGAAAAAGAAAAAGATACGGACGATGAGAGAGGTTTGCATATCCTAGAAATGTGCCAGTTCGCTAAGTATGACTGGCTTGCTGAAGCAAATCACGGACTAAGAAAAGACTTTGAAGATAAATCAATTCTTTTTCCAATGTTTGACTCTATTACCCTTGGTATTTCTAACGCTGAGGACGGCTTAAAAGGCCGAATGTACGACACCCTCGAACAATGCGTCATGGAAATTGAAGACCTCAAAGACGAGCTGACAATGATACAGATAACTCAAACCGCTAGCGGTCGAGACAAATGGGACACTCCAGAAACCGTCATAGGAACGGGTAGAAAGGGCAAGCTCAGAAAAGATCGTTATTCTGCTTTGATCATGGCAAATATGGCCGCCAGAACTTTAGCTAGAATGCCAGAAGCATCATCCTATAATTTTTACGGGGGTTTTGCAACCGTATCCAAAGAATTGAAAACTAAAGGAAACCCATACTCCGGCCCAAATTGGTTTACGGACGGTATGGACGGAGTTTACTAAGTTTTTGTGTATAATTAATTAACAATCCAATTACAATCCAACTGTTTGACAGGAAACGCTCATGTCCAATGACTCTTTTATAACTTGGAACGACAACGATAGCTCTGGTAAGGCCAAAGCCTTTGAAAAATTTTCAGAATCGATAGAATCTTACGACGGATTTGGTCGTGGTAATCACAGGAGTTTTCTAGACATAGAGCCGAACAGGTCTGTAAGACCTGGGTTTACTAGTCAGGATTATTATGCCTTTAGACCAGAGGAGCAGGTTCCTCACAAGCAAAAACGCATTATAAAGATGTGTATGGATGCGTACGACAAGGTCGGCATCATAAGGAATATAATTGACCTAATGGGTGACTTTGGAAGCCAAGGTATAGACGTGGTGCATGAAAACAGAAGTGTTGAGAAGTTTTTTAAGCAATGGTTTAAAAAAGTAGAGGGAAAAGAAAGGTCTGAAAGATTTTTAAACAACCTTTATCGCACTGGCCAAGTTTTTACCTATAAAAGCTACGCAAACATAACTCCCGATATCAAAAAATACATAAAGTCACTAGGTCACGACATCACTGTAAAAGTTCCGTCCTTTGATGACTCTGTTATACCTTGGAGATATAATTTCTTTAACCCGCTAACAATTGACGTGAAGGATGGCGACATTAGCCTATTTCTAGGTAGAAGGAACTTTCAAATTCAAGCCGGTTCCTTTTTTGACAATTTTAAGGATGGTGCAATTCCAGCTAAAATTCTTGAAACCTTACCCCCCAACGTTAAGACGGCTATCCAGAGGGGCGATAAAAAAATTGTACTCGACCCCGAAAGACTCTCTGTTTTTTACTACAAAAAAGACGATTGGCAACAGTGGTCACACCCCTTAGTATATGCTATTCTTGATGATATCATAATGCTAGAAAAGATGAGGCTTGCCGATCTATCTGCGTTAGACGGTGCCATTTCTAATATTAGACTGTGGACACTAGGTAGTCTAGACCATAAGATACTTCCCAATAAGTCGGCCATTAATAAGTTACGGAATATCCTAGCTAGCAATGTTGGGGGAGGTACAATGGAGCTGGTCTGGGGGCCAGAATTAACCTATACTGAATCAAATAGTCAAGTATATAAG